GAGAAAACGCCTGAAGTGTATCCAGAGTCAAATGGTGGGCAAATAACCCTCAAGATGCTTCAGGATGCGTATGGGCAGACACTCCTTAATTTTCGAAAAGGTGTCTACGTAAACGTCAGAAATCCATTTGACGCTAAGCTAATTAAAACGGGGCAGGTAGTCTATTGGAAAGAGGAACCAGAGAACGCTCACCAAAAGGTTGCTCAGAGTGCTTATCTCCCTGATGGGACGCCGATCTACACGCTGAATCCATTCGGAATCGCCGCCCACAATATACCTCCCGGCAACTATGGATGGATAATGCTTTCAAATAGACATTTGATGAACCATTTGGTTTGGGACGGAGATAAGGACAAGGCATGAAGTGGATCAACGCAGAAAAGCAACTCCCAAGTGACGACATCCTACGCGCAATAGTATGGCGCAACGACCAGATGGACCGCTGCTGGTTCTCGAAGGGCCAGTGGTACTTGTACGACGGAACGTTTTTTCTGTGCGCGAAGGACATAGTAACGGATGTTTCGCATTGGTGCGAGATAGACTGGTTTACTTCAAAAGAAGTTCCTCTCCACGGCCCCAAGTTCAAGCACAAACTTCTTCACCACTGGTATAAGATCACGGATAGAGCGCAGGATATGGCTTACGATCTACGCCCAAAGGGATGGTCGAAGGCGGCGCAGATGGATAAAAAGGTGGTATTCTTCAAGGACTCCTCTGGTCGGATCATGGCTGGTATGCCTGAGAACATTCCTGCGCCGAAAGGATACGAAAAGATTGTCTGCGGAAGTGCGATGGAGGCTGAACGGTATTCTTCTTTGCAGCGGCGGCAGGAACAGGTTGAGCATCGCTACCAGCAGGAACAAAGGGGAGCGGTAGAGGGGCAATTCGCAGAGGAATTGCGTTCCGAGATGCGGACAAAAATGGCGAACGCAAGGAATAATCTGAATAAAGATTTCATGCGCCGCGCTCTGCAAAGAATGGACGGCAAGACAGACCCAACGGCTTATGAGCGGGAATCGTACCTTCACGCGGAAGCCTACGAAAAAGGACACTAAACCGGGAGAACAAATGATTTACATTGGCAAGCACGTCATGTCTCAGGTTCTATGTACAGACTGCGGAGAACCGATCACGAATTGTATGGACGGAAACAAAAGTTTCTTTATCATCGGTTCCTGCCAGAATAAGGAATGCGATTCCTACGCCGTAAATATGACGATTGAACGGGCGAGTATGCAGATCATAGCGATAGATTTTATCCCTTCATCGTCTGGAGGAAAGAGAATATACGCGGTTGTGGCCGATAAAGACGGGAATCAGGTGTGGCCGAAGGAAAAAGAGTAGACGGTTGAGGATAATTGGTTTAACATTCACTTTAGCCGATACCGAGGTGGGACTCGGAATCTAAAGACGTGACCGGGAGGAAACGGAATGATGGGTGACCTACCTTAGACTTGAAACTCCGGTTGCCAAGCAGACAGAGAGTATTCGTTGGCAGGTTCCGCCTTGGGAAGCTCTTGACTCTGAAAAAATTGCTTGGGTTGACTCGCAGGTAACCGAGGCTGAGGGTTGGCTTTCTGGTCAGCCGTCGTACAAGAATCTAAATGCTAATCTACGTGTTTTCGATGGAATATTTAGAGATAAAACCAAGAGTTCGCTTGTCACGAATGAGTTAAGATACAGCATCAATAAATTCTGCACGACAATGGCGGAAGTACGTGAAATTGCGGGGTTTAGCTCAGACGTTGAAGTGTACAAGAAGATGGCAGAGATGCTTACAAAGGTCTCAAAATGCGTCTATTTAGAATCAGACTTTCCACTTCAAATTCTCAAAGTTCTGCAATACTCCACCGTCATGGGTGTCGGTTACCTGTGGAGCAAAGTTAGAGGCTCTGACTACAATTTTGGGCCACGAGAACTTGTATTTGACGCGCTAGGACTATTAGACGTAATGCCTACGCAGGTTCCGTCAAAAACCAATGACGTACAGGATGCCTACAGCGTAACGGTTTACGATTACATGCCGATTGCGGAGGCGTGCGCAAGATTTCCGTTGTTTGCAGGACAACTCCAGACGGTCGGACGTTCAAATTACAAGTCTCTGATTCAGGCACAGCGTCAGGACTTTGCGGCGACGTGGCGTTATGGGCAAGTGGGAGAGACGCAGAGCCAGAGTTTCGGAAATCTCTACACGGAAATACGATACACATTCGTTAGGGACATACGCATCAACACCAGCGGCATGGAAATGAAGATGGGGGACGAGGGAGCGTCTTGGTTTTACAAGGTTCCCTTTCTCGGACAGCAAATATTCAAGGGCATGAGGAATGGCCAACCTTACTTTGGTCCAGCCATGGTTGAGGATTGCAGGATTTATCCAAACCTGCGGCTCATCACCACTTCAAATGGACTCGATAGAGTAATGTATGACGGCACCTCGTTCGACTGGGACCCAAAGATTCCAATCATTCAATACACGGTTGACGATGTAGCTTGGGAGCCGTCAGGAAGATCGTTAGTTGGGGATGTAGCCTCAATCCAGACAACGATTAGGAAGCATGAGCGCAAGGTCGATCAGACCATGACCGCAAAGAAGAATCCCCCGATGGGCTACGATCTGGACACCAACGGTGGAGCCAAGATTGAGCACTTCGACATCTTCGAGGAGGATGTTCGTCTCGGATTAGCAGGCGGTCAGGAACCAACAAAAGCATTCCAATCCCTATTGCCTGATTCGGTAACGGTAGATGGAATGGACTTTACTTGGCTCAAATACCTAAAAGATGGAATGCTTGCGCAACTAGGATTTAACGATGTTGGCAATTTGGCGAATATGAAGTTGAACCTCGCCAACGACACACAAGATAAAGAAGTTGGGGCAATCGGTCCTATCGCCAGAGGGATTGCGATGAGGATTGAAAAGGCGAACAAGAAGCTGGGCGAGAGGATGAAGTACCTTATTCCTCAATGGTTTGACGCTGCTAGGTTGATTGAGTACGTAGGTCAGGACGGCATGGCTAAGGAAATGTTTGACTACAATCCTGACGACATGGTGCCAAGCCACTTGCCCGATGAGTTTGTAAATGGAAATATGTATCCCACGACGCCTTCGATGTACGACAGGCTGACGAGGGCAAAGTATTTTGTCAGGAAACTGCGGTTGATTTCGGTGCCTAGCACACTGCTCAAGATCACGCAGATGCAAGAGCAACTGAAGTGGTTACAGCTTAAGAGGACTCCCGATTGCCCGGTTAGCTGGGAAACGACAATGGAAAAGCTCGACATTGCTAATCCAAAGGACGAAATGAAAAAGTATTTTAAGGAGCAGACTGAGTTGACCAAAGCCAAGTTAATTGGTATGGCAATGGCGCAGGAGGAAATGAAGAAACTTGGTTTGCAGCCTCCAGAGGAAGGCGGAGGCGGTAAAGGTGGTGGCAAGGGTGGAGGTGGCGGATTACACGCTGGTGGACGGCCTCCGAGCGGGCAACGGCCTGCTAAAATTTCTCAAAAGGGCGGAGCAGGCGGAGCACCCAGGACAACGGTGAAAGAATCGTAACTGTAAGAATCTAAACAACTAAGGAGAGGGAATGGCATTCAAAATCAAAAGTCAAGTCGATCATCTTTTAACAGACGTAGTTGTTGAAATGCCTGCCGATGCTAAGGATGTGCATGAGCAGCTACGCGGCATGAAGACATGCGGAGATATGAAGGTCCAATATAACCAAGGTGGGGTTATTGGAATCGCATTCACGCAAAAAACAAAACTGACAGAGGCGCAGTCGAAAGAGTTTCGTATCGCTCTTGGAATTGAAACGAAAATAATCTGAAAATAGCTCTTGACAAACGCTTTGTTTTGTTGTCTTATGTAAAAGATACGTAGAGATGCTTGCCACCCTAGTGAAGGGAAAGGTAGAGGCTCAAGGCCAAGAAAAGGCTTTGAGCCTTTTCGTTTGTCCAGAACCTAACCCAAATCACAAAAGGAGAACATCATGAAGCATCGCGTAGGCGGAAAAAAGGGCGGCAAGAAGGCTCATGTCAAGAAGAGCAAGGGTCACAAGCGCCACAGCAAAAAGTCCATTGTGAAGGCATAACGGTAGTCCATCAGGAGAACTGACAGTGGCTACTTCAATGCCCCCATCACCGGATCAAGGAGGATCGCCAGCAGGCGGTCCTCCTCCTCCCCCACCACCTCAAGGTGGAGGCCCAGGCGGTCCTCAAGGCGGTCCCCCATCTCAGGGACCAGCAAATCAAGTCCAACAGCTTTTAGGGCAGTGGAGCAACGTGGCTCAGCAGATCAGCCAAGCGTATCCACAAATTGCGTCACAAATGAACAAGATCGTGCAAGCGATAGGAGAGGCACAGACGGCAATGGTTACGCCATCTCAGCCCACTCCAACCTCGCAGCAACCACAAGTAGGTTAACAAACACAAATCCGGGAGGATAGTGAACCATGATTACTTTGGCAGAGGTACTACTCAAGTCGGGATGGACCCAAGAGCAGATCGACGCTCTTGACGCGAAGGCCAGAACTGGCCTCACAGATTACGTGACGGGTATTGAGCAGACCGCCGCACAGAAAGAAAAAGCAGCATCGGAATTAGCGGTAAAGGCTGAAGCGGATAGGAAAGCACAGGAAGCCGCAGTGGTAGCAGCCAAGGCCGCACAGGAAGCCGCAGAACTCCAAAATCGAAGCGTAAAGGATTTTTGGGATAATACCTACAATCCGGGGATCGCAGCAGCAGAGGCGGAAAAGACAAGGTTAGCAAAAGAAGCCGCAGATGCAAAAGCGGAAGCAGCATTCTACAAGGCGCAGAGGGAAAGCTATTTGGGCACTCTCAACATCAAGCCTGAAGATGCTCCGGTATTTACTCCTCCCGCCGCAACCATTCCCGCTGTAGACCCAAACAAGACTCCTGGCACACCCACATTCACAATCAATCAAGTGCGTGACGAACTTGGTAATTCGCTTGGAACGGTTGCCAACATTCAGTGGGAATACAGAAATCTGTATGGCAGGGAAATGCCGATCTCTCCCACAGAACTACTTCG